TACCTGATGCTTTACAAAAAGGAATCATTAGTAAAAAAGCAAAAGGCGAAGTTAAAGAAGGATTCTACGGATCTTCAGATATTGAAGACGTTACTTATGCTTTAGGATATTCTGATCCCTATGAATTTTTCCAAGACAACCCAGGCGCAATTGATGCACTTATGAGTTGGGTTGAAAGCGTTCCTGAATTTAGAGATATGCTCAAAGATGCTAATCTAATGGAAGATTTAGATTTAGGTCATGAAGACAACGAACCACACATGCTAAAAGCTGACCTATACCGTATTGGAAAATACGCTATGGAATTATACCAGATGGTAGACCAGTTTGAAGGTCCAGGTGAAGTTGATTTTCCTCATTGGTGGCAAGCTAAAATTATTAAAGCTAAAGATTGCTTAGTAGGCGCTAAACATTATCTTGACTTTGAAACTAAAGAACCTCAAATTGATGCTATGTTAGACAAAGTAGAAGACGCTGGTGTATTTGATAATGTAGGTGTTGAGACTGAGGATGAATTATCTGAAAATAAAAACTTACCTCCTGTTACAAAAGGAAAAGTTCTTGGAGCAGTTAAAGCTAAAAAAATACAACAATCCTTAATTGATAAAGGATATGAATTAGGTAAAGATTTTACTGTAGTTCAAGATCGTAAAAACCCAAAAATGTATAACATTTCTCCTGTGTCCCAGAGTAATGATCAGGGATTGGGTCTTCTAAAAAAGGTAGAGTTAAGGAACATAAGTGGAAAAATATAAATAATGACTAGAGACGAGTTTAAGGAGAAAATTAAAGTACTTGTAAAACAAGTATACAAACCAGATTTTTTATCTGCTGAAGATACTGTCACTTTAGATGCTCCTAAATTTCCTGTCTTAGAAAAATTTCCTTCATTAAAAAATGTTATTATTGATTTATTAACAGATCAATATGAATTATTTATAGTTGATATTCAATGGGTAGCACCACGCCCTACTACTTTTAGAATAATTTTAGGCAATGGTGAATCATTTTTTATGACTTATACCCCAAGAAGTTGGATAGCTAAAATTGAAGGTAAAAATTATTACTTAGCTAATATTGGAGAAGAAGAACAAGCTACTCAAACTTTAGCTAGAGTATTATCTTATGGTCAACAAGCTGAAGGTGAGGCAGGAGCAGAAGCAGGAGCTGAGGCAGGAACTGAAGCAGGAACTGAAACAGCTACAGATACTACAACAGAACCAGAAACCCCAGCAGAAGAACCAGCAGAAGAAGAAATCCCAAATCCAGAAGTATAAAAGAAAATGAAAAAATCAGAATTAAAAAACTTAATCCGTGAAAGAATTTTAAAAGAAGCTGAAGAAACAGCTTTACCTAACCTTGATGGTATTAAAACAGGTGATGCTAAACAAGCAGCTAATTTTATTAGAAATAATAAACAAATACAAAAATTAATAGGTAATATTAATAACGCTAATGAGGTAAATGAATTCTTCTCAGTACTTTTAGGTTACATGCAAGACATTAAAGGAGTAAATAAACAAAACCTTAAAGGTTTAATAGATGCTAAATTCAAATAATGGATATATTAAGTAAATTTTTAAACAAAGTTGCTTACAAGTTCCCTAAAGGATATCCTGACATGAATAATGCTCAGGATGTTTTGTTGTTAGAGACATTATTAGATCAATTAATTTTATTTGAAGTCGAGGATAAGGGTAATATCCCAGACAATATAAACCAAATAAGATCAGTAATAAATAACCATCCAGAATATAAAGATAGAGTTGAAGCCATACAAATGAAAACTACAAAACGTCCTTTTATATATGTAAAGGATGTACCAGCTACTAATAGAGATGTTAGGTTAGAAATAACAAAAGATTTAATTAAAAAAGGTTTATTACCCAATGGTGAAATTAAAAAAGATGATAATGGAGCTTATTATTTAGATGCTGATGGTTATGAAATTTATATAAAAGGAACAGGAAAAGATAAATATGTTACAAATACAGATCAAAAAGAAGGTCTAGTAGTAGTATTTTATAATGCTTTAAAATCTTCACAAGGATGGAATGAAAATAAAGATCCTTTTAATAAAGATAATATGTCATCTCTACTATCAGATTTAATTTCTTTAGGAGATAGTATATATAGTGGTCTAGGAGAAACTGCAAAGGGTCAAGTTAAATCCTATTTTGAAAAATTTGATGAAGAATCTCCATCTAGTAAATCAGCACAAAGTGTATTAAATGACAATTTATCATCTGCTTTAAGAATATTTAAAGATTATCCTGAAGGAGAAATAATGAGAGATGAAACTTTTAATAGAATAAAATCCCAACAAGCACAAAAAGCAGGCTTAAAAGCAGATAAAGTAAATCCTGGTGATATCTTTTTAAAAGTTGGTGATATTTCTATACCCTCAACAGATGAAGTTGATGTAACCGGGTTAGAAGAACTTAATAAAATATTTGTTAATAAATGGGGAGATAAACCTGGTTTAGTAGCAATTTCTTTAAAAGGAGAAAAAGCACAAGCTGGCAAAGCAAAATCATTTTTAGATAGATTTAAACCCGAAAAAATAAAAGGACAAGTACCAGACATTTATAATTTATCAGATGAAGAAATAGAATATTCTGATGATCAATTTGATAGTGCTATTAATCAATATAAAGAATCAACATTAGAGAAAATAGGTAGTAGCGAATTTATAGATTATAAACCTGGTAAAAACCCAACAAAAACAAGTCAAAAGAAATTTAAATTAGCTGCTTATAAATCTTTAGATTATTTATTTAGACACTTAGAAAAAGAAGGAGCATTAACACCTGCTCAAGGTTTAGTTAAAATGACAGCCTTTGGTATGTCTATTACTGACATTAACCCAACATTTTTTAAACTTATAGGTAAAAGCAATGGCTCAATAGCATCAATCCCAGAAAGAATACCAGCAGGATCAACGGCCCAATTAACCCCAGGAACTAAAATAACTATTGAAGATAAAGATTCATATGGGGGTTTAAAAATATATGTATCAGTTGATATATTAGAAGGTAAGGACGTATATGCTCAGTATGATTTAGAATTAGTGATGAGAAGTAATGGTAATAAACAAAACACTATTGAAATTGAAAAATCAACTAAAAAATAATATTTATAACCATGAACCTTAGAAAAGTCATAACAGAAGCATTAATAACTAAAAAAGTAATTAGTGATTGCAATTGTGGTTGTAAAGCTTCAGAAAAATGTAATAAAGCGCCTATATTAAACGAAAGTGTTGCTCCGCGCGAAATATTGTCTGAAGGTTTAAAATACCATATAGACAATAATAAGCCGCTTACTGAGCATCTTTATCGCGCCGGATCTAAAAATTATTTTAATTTATGGTCAGAAGCAAGAGCATTATATGTTCGTAATGTATTAGACTTTTCAGGTGATGATTTAGAAATTTTAACTGAAACTCACTTAGGTGAATTTGGTATATTTGAAGGTAAAAAAGTTCCATTAGATTTCATTATGGAAGATGAATACCTTGATTTAAATGAAATTAACCTAAAATCAGCTGGTGTTAGAGACGCTATTGAAAAATTAAAAGTTCACTTTAAAGAATTAGGTTTTCCATCATTAAAAGCCGCTATCGATTTTATCAAAGGTGGTTCAATTGAGGATTGGGAAGAAATTAGAGGTGAATTAGCTGCTTTAAATGAAGAAAAAAAGAAAAACCCACCATTAAATAAACCCAAAAGAGGTGGATCTAAAGCATATTATGTTTATGTTAAAGATCCTAAAACCAAAAGAATTAAAAAAGTATCATTTGGTTCAGGTGGATTAAAGGCAAAAATTAATAATCCAAAAGCAAGACAAGCATTTGCAAAGCGTCATAGATGTTCAGAAAAGAATGATAAAACAAAAGCATCTTACTGGTCATGTCGTTTACCAAGATACGCTAAATTGTTAGGATTAAAGTCTAACTTTTCAGGATTTTGGTAAAATTAACAGACATATTGAAAGAACTTCTTCAAGAAAAGAAGAAAAAACGAGACAGATGTCTTCGTATTGCTGACCGTAAATTCAAAAAACCATCAGCATATAAATCAGGCGCTGTAGTTAGATGCCGTAGAGGAGATATTTGGAAAGGTATAAAATGATAAAGTTAACTGACATAATTTTAGAAATTATTAAAGAAGACGAATCATTACATAAATGGTTTAAACGTCAAGGCACCTCTGGTAAAGAAGGTGGTTGGGTAGACTGTAATACCTGTAGAAAAAACAAAAAAACAGGTAGATTAAAATGTAAAGCCTGTGGTAGAAAAAAAGGTGAAAAAAGATCTAAATACCCTTCTTGTCGTCCTACCCCATCTCAATGTAAATCAAAAGGTAAAGGTAAAACATGGGGTAAAACAAAATAATTAAATTATGTTTGATTTAAAAAAATATTTAAATGAAAATAAGCTGTTTGAAGCAGCTATGTCTTGCCCTCTTCCAACCCAAGATTTAGAATTAAACACCAAAAATAGAAACTCAGCAATTAAAGCAGATTATATCCAATATGGTCCTCTTAATTTAAGCGATGAAGAATATTGGGAAAGAGCAGCTAAACATTGGAATACAACTCCAGATGTAGCTAAAAAATCAAAATGTAAAAATTGTGTTGCTTTTGATATATCAGAAAGAATGTTAGAATGTATGCCTGGTTCAGTACAAGAAGATGGTTACTTAGGATATTGTTGGATGCATAGTTTTAAATGCCATAGTGAAAGAACATGTTATACTTGGGCAGCTGGAGGTCCTATTGATGAAGATAAAGTATCTTATGACTGGCAAGAACGTAAAGAAAAATGAGACCATACATTGATTTAGAAGTCACAGACAAATATATTATTAGGGAATTTTCTGAAAACATTGACCCAATAGAATTATTGTGGCATCGAGATGATGAAAACAGAACAGTTGAAATAATTGGAGAAACAGATTGGAAGTTACAACTTGATAATCAATTGCCGACTTCTATAAATGAACCTATATTTATACCAAGACATGAATGGCATCGTGTTATAAAAGGAACAGGAAAGTTAAAACTAAAAATACATAAAGACTGATTCATAGCCAGTCGCCCGTAAGGGATAAAAAATATGGAGCTGTGGCCCACCTTAAAAAGTGGGCCACTTTTAGTTTGGCTTTAAATGTAAAGAATGATATATTAAAATGTTAAATATGGCAAAGAAAATTGTAATTGTAGGAGCAGGTGTAGCAGGTGTGAATGCTGCTACCAAATTAGTTGACAATGGTTATCCTGGAAAAGACATTACCATTATTGATATGGGTAATGATCCTTATAACAGGAAACCTGAAGAAGTAATGACTGGTTTCTTAGGAGCCGGTGGATGGTCAGATGGTAAACTTACTTACCATACAGCAATTGGAGGACAATTGTCTAAGTATGTTGGTGAGAAAAAAGCCATGCAATTAATGGATGAGGTAATTAATAACTTTAAACGTTTCCATCCTAAACCTGAGGAAGTACAATGTTCAAATCCAGAAGAAGAACCAGAGTTTATTAAGCCATATTTTGGTCTTCGTTTGTTTCCTGTATGGCATGTTGGTACAGATTATCTACATGAGATTGGAAAAAATTGGTATGATTATTTAGTATCAAAAGGCATCAATTTTATTTGGAATGAAAAAGTATTCAAAGTTGACTTTGAATCAAATTTAGTATATTGTACTCATAAGGGTAAACAAGGAGAAAATGCTATTTCTTATGACCAATTGATTTTTGGAGTAGGTAAATCAGGTATTGACTTTGCTCAAGAAATTCAAGAAGAATATCAATTAGAAACTGAACCTAAATCAGTTCAAATTGGTGTTCGATTTGAGGCACCACAAAAACATTTCCAAAAACTAATCGACATTAGTTACGATTTTAAGTTATATCGTAAATTTGAAGATAAAGGTGTTTCGCTTCGTTCATTCTGTACAAATAACAATGCCGCTTATGTTGCTGTAGAAGAAACATATGGAGATCATAGTTACAATGGTCACGCTAAAAAAGATAAAAAATATCTTAATAACATGACTAACTTTGGTATCTTGATGGAAATTAATGGTATTAAGAATCCATTTGAATGGTCTCGTAATGTAGTAAATAAGTTACAATTTGGTGGTACTGGTTTATATTATTCTCCATCTCGTACTCCATCTAAAACATCTGAAGGAAATAAAGTTAGTGCTTTCCAAATTGATAATTTAAATGGTGTTAAACATGTAATGGGACAATATTGGAACTATATTGAAGACTTTATCGAGGATATGAAAAAAGTATTCCCAACACTTAAAGATGATTGGGGTGTTTATATTCCTGAAGTAAAATATTTGTCACCTGAACCACTTGTTTATGATAGTGATTTAGCTCTTATTGATTATCCAAATGTTCACTTTGTAGGAGATGCTTTATCAGCTCGTGGTATTACAGTTTCAGGAGCTCAAGGTATTTTATCAGTTTCTAAAATTCTAAAACCAATAGAAGACGAATGGGACAACCATATTGGTGACGTTATTCAATGGCGCTAGTTTGGAAATCCATAAAAAAGATGTTATATTAATGATTATGAATGACAAGTATAAACAATCGAAGAGACTTAGAAAAGCAGACGGAACTATTGCTTATGTGTTTGACGGCAAACTTCATAACTGGGAAGGACCAGCTTTAATTCCTGAAGGTAATGAGCGTAAACGTGAATATTATCTTCATGGCATTCAATACACTGAAGAAGGTTGGAAAGAAGCTCGTCGTAATCGTGAAGGTTTGCCTTGGTACAAGACAGCAATGGGTCAAGCAGGACAAAATAGAAACTAATCATGAAGATAGGTTTATGTGGAACAATGAGTGTAGGTAAAACTACATTAGTAAATGCTTTAAAGGAATTACCTGAATTTAAAGACTACAATTTCGCTACTGAGCGTTCTAAATATTTACGTGATTTAGGTATTCCATTAAATACTGATTCAACATTAAAAGGTCAATTTATATTTTTAGCTGAACGTTGTACAGAACTATTACAAGAAAATATTATCACAGATAGAACTGTAATTGATGTTATGGCATTTACTAAAGCAGCTAAGTCAATTGATTATTATGATGCTGAAGCATTTTGTGATGCTGCTTATAAATTAGTAGGTGATTATGATTATGTTTTTTATGTTTCTCCTGAAGGTGTAGAAATGGAAGATAATGGTGTTCGTGAAACTGATTTAGAATATAGAGACTTAATTGATCGTATTATTCAGTTAATTCTATATAGAAGTAATCATAAAATTAAAAAACTAGTTGAACTATCAGGAACAACTGAAGAACGTATTGCTAAAATAAAAGAAACAATTTTTGGATAATATTTATAACCATGAAAACCTCTGATTTAAAAGCAGAAATTAAAGAATATATTATAGAAATTTTATCTGAAGATAAAGATAAAGATAAAGTAGTAGCTAAAGGTGAAGGAATTGAACTTACTCAAGCTCAAATGGATAAACTTCATGCTGGTAAAATAATAAAATTACCTAATGGTAGTACTTTAGCTTTTATTAAAGAAGAAGTAAACGAAGCCTTACTAGGAGCAGAAGAAGCCATTGAGCAATTCTACGGAGATAAAATAGAACCTGGTACTTTAAAATTAGACTGGTCTTTACCTGGAGGTCAATATACAGCAAAAAGCCTAGAAGGAGAAGATATCTACTTCGATATGGGTAGACACCACTTTAGAGTATTCAGAATTGAAGACTGGCATGATTATGTAAAAAAAGCAAAAGGAATCCCTGTAGCTAGCTCAGAGCATAGACAGCTAGAAGATGAGTTTAACAAAAAAATGATAGACTACGTACTATTCGGATTACCAGGTAAACAGCCAGAAATGGAAGAAACCTTAACCGAAGGAGAAGAAGATGAAGATAGAGAACCAACTAAAGCTGAACTTGAAAAAGAAAAAGTAAAAGGTGCTCCTTCTAAATTTAAAGTAACAAATTCTGAATTTGAAGATTTCAAAGACAAATTGAAAACTTTAGTTAAGAAGATTAAAGATATGGAAAAAGGAGAAGCCAAAGATAAAAAAATGGCTGCTCTAAAACAATTTATTAAAAAACCTGAGTTAGTTAAAGCGTTTAAAGAAAGAGACGTTAAAATTGATACAGGTGGGTTAGTAGGATAACATGAAAAAATACATTATTCAAGGGGTTATAGTTTGGGGAGCTATAGGGTTGCTATGGCTTCTTTTCACCTATACTGATTTAAAAAAATCAAGTAAAGAAAAAGAATATCAAGCAAAAATTGATTCCCTCCAGATTGAAATAGGCTTGAATAAAGCAAAAATTGACTCTTTATCATCAGCAAAATTAGTCTTAGATTCTTTGGTAGCTGTAGATAAAGTTAAATTAACCGAAGTTTCTAAAAAAGCAGAAACTTATAGAAAAAAATATAATGAAGAACATAATCGTATTTCTGATATGTCTGATGATGATATCATCAGCGAGTTCACAGCAGCGTTCCAGTGATTCAACTGTAATAGTTCCTATTAAAGCTTTAAGGAATGCTATGATAATGAAAGTCTCCTATGATAATTGTAGGAATGAACTTGAAGTATCTAGAGATTCTATTCGCATTCAAGATAGCATCATTAACAACCAAGATGAAACTATTGTAAATTTAGTACATCAGACTGAAGTTTGTAAAGCTAACGAAAGAAATTATGAAGAAGTTGTAGAAAATAAAGATAAAATAATCGAAATTAAAGAGGAAGAAATAATAAAGTTAAAATCTACAGTAAAAGCTTTAGCTGGAACTATTGTATTAACTGCTGTTAGCTTCATCTTAGTCTTACTATGAGTCAACCCGATTTAAAGAAAATAATAAGAGAAGAATATATTAAATGTGTGCAAGATCCAGCACACTTTATGAAAAAATACTGTAACATTCAACACCCTCAAAGAGGTAGAGTAGTATTTAATTTATATCCTTTTCAAGATAAAGTTTTAAATCTTTGGAAAAATCATCCTTATTCTGTTGTTTTAAAATCTCGTCAGTTAGGTATATCAACATTAGCAGCAGGTTATTCTTTATGGTTAATGTTATTCCATAAGGATAAAAACGTGTTATGTATTGCGACAAAACAGGAAACCGCTCGTAACATGGTTACAAAGGTTAAGTTTATGTATGATAACTTACCTTCTTGGCTTAAAATTAACGCGGATGAAAATAACAAATTATCATTACGATTAAGTAATGGTTCACAAATTAAAGCCACTTCAGCAAGTAGTGATGCAGGTCGATCAGAAGCCGTTTCTTTGCTGATAGTGGATGAGGCAGCTTTCATTGAACAAATTGGAGAAATATGGGCATCAGCACAACAAACACTAGCAACGGGTGGTGGAGCAATAGTACTTTCAACACCGTATGGAACTGGAAACTGGTTCCATCAGACATGGAGCAAAGCAGAGTCAGGAGAAAACGACTTTTTACCAATCAAACTACCTTGGCACGTCCATCCAGAAAGAAATGAAGACTGGAGAAAACGCCAAGATGAATTACTAGGTGATCCTAGATTAGCAGCTCAAGAATGTGACTGTGACTTTAGTACTTCTGGTGATGTAGTATTTTATCCTGAATGGATAGAATTTTTAAATCAAACTACTATTAAAGAACCTTTAGAAAGAAGAGGAGCTGACCAAAATCTATGGATTTGGGAACCAGCTGATTATTCTAGAGAATATATGGTTGTGGCAGACGTAGCTAGAGGTGATGGTAAAGACTCTTCTGCTTGTCATATAATTGATATAGCAACTAATACACAAGTAGCTGAATATAAAGGTCAATTGCCGCCTAAAGAATATGGTTACTTTTTAACAGGTTTAGCTACTGAATATAATAATGCTATGCTTGTTGTTGAAAACGCCTCAATTGGTTGGGCTACAATAGACGCTATTATTGAAAGAGGATATAGAAATCTATACCACTCACCTAAATCAGATCAATTAACAGCTGAATCCTATTTAAGGGTATTTGAAGGTACTTCAGATATGACTCCTGGATTTACAATGTCTTTAAGAACAAGACCATTAGTTGTAAACAAATTTAGAGAATATGTTGGTGACAAAAGTGTGACTATTCGCTCAAAACGATTAGTAGAAGAAATGAAAGTATTCATTTGGAAAAATGGTCGACCAGAAGCTCAAACAGGATACAACGATGACTTGGTTATGTCATTTGGGATCGGTATGTTCCTACGAGACACGTCACTTAAGTTTCAACAACATTCTCAAGATATGACTAGAGCAGCTTTAGGTAATTTTTCAAAAGGAACCACTCCATTTAAAGGAGCATATGGGTCTAACAATATTCCTAATCCTTACTCTATACAAACTAGAGATGGAGAGGAAAACATTAGCTGGCTTTTGTAATATTTATAATATATTTTTATGGCAGATACTACTTTATTTAAACGTTTACAAAGATTATTTTCAACTGATGTAATTATTAGAAATCAGGGTGGAAATGAGCTTAAAGTTTTAGACGTTGATAGCATCCAAAGATCAGGTGATATAGCTACTAACTCTTTGTTGGATAGATATAATAGAATTTATTCACCTAACTCAACTTCACTTTTTGGTCAACAGTTAAATATTAACTATCAATACCTAAGAACATTCATATACTCAGACTATGATGTAATGGATAATGATGCTATTGTAGCTTCTGCCTTGGATATTATAGCTGAAGAAAGTACTTTGAAAAATGAGATGGGAGAAGTGCTTCAAATTAGATCAAGTGATGAAGATATTCAACAAATACTTTATAACTTGTTTTACGATGTATTAAACATTGAATTTAATTTATGGTCTTGGATTCGTCAAATGTGTAAGTATGGTGACTTTTTCTTAAAACTAGAAATTGCTGAAAAATTTGGTGTATTTAATGTAATACCTTATCAGGCTTATAATATTGAGAGACAAGAAAACTATGACCCAGAACATCCAAACTCAGTAAGATTTGTTTACTCACCAGAAGGATTTTATGGAGGTAGTTCAGGATATTATGGTGTACCTCAAGTACAAGCTAAAATAAAAGAAGATAATACAATTGTTTTTGAAAATTATGAAATGGCTCATTTCCGTTTAATGACAGATGTTAACTATCTTCCGTATGGTAGAGCTTATATTGAACCTGCTCGTAGAATATTTAAACAATATTCATTAATGGAAGATGCTATGTTAATTCATAGAATCTCTCGCTCACCTGATAGACGTGTTTTCTATATTAATGTTGGTTCTATCCCACCAAATGAAGTAGAAAACTTTATGCAGAAAACTATTTCTACTATGAAACGTACTCCATTAGTAGATAATCAAACAGGTGAATATAACTTAAAATATAACATGCAAAACCTAATGGAAGACTTTTATATTCCAGTTAGGGGTAATGATCAATCAACTAAAATTGAAACTTCACCTGGTTTAAATTATGATGGTATAGCAGACGTTACTTACCTAAGAGACAAATTATTTGCCGCTCTTAAAGTACCTAAAGCTTATATGGGTTATGAAAAAGATTTAACCGGTAAAGCGACATTAGCTGCTGAAGATATTAGATTTGCTCGCACAATCGACCGTATTCAAAGAATTGTATTATCAGAGTTATATAAAATTGCTTTAATTCATTTATACACACAAGGGTATACATCTGATAATTTAACTAATTTTGAATTATCATTAACTACTCCATCTATTATCTATGATCAAGAGCGTATTGCTTTGATGAAAGAAAAAATGGATTTAGCTTCTACAATGGCTGAAAGTAAATTAATATCAACAGATTGGATTTATGAAAACATCTTCCACTTTAGCCAGGACCAGTACGAGGAAATGAGAGATTTGATTGTACAAGATCAAAAGCGTAAATTCCGTTTATCACAAGTTGAAGCTGAAGGTAATGATCCTTTAGAATCAGGCAAATCATATGGTACACCACATGATTTAGCTTCTTTATATGGTCGTGGTAGATATGAAGCTACAGAATTACCGGATGGGTATGATGAAAAAGTACCTTTAGGAAGACCTAAAGAAAAAATAACTAATAGAAACACACAAGAATCACCATTTGGTAAAGATAGATTAGGCAATCAATCATTCCTTAATCCAGATAATGAGAATGAACAAGGTTCTATTCAACCAAATTATAAAGGTGGTTCACCATTAGCTTTAGAACTTATAGCTAAAAATAAAACTTTATTAGAAAGTTTAGATAAAAAAACAGTATTCAATAAAACTAATAAAAAGAAAGATTTATTAGATGAATCTAATTTAAAGAAATAAAAATCCTTATATATTTATAACAAAACCTCAAGAATGAATATTAAACATTCTAAGTATAAGAATACCGGCCTTTTATTTGAGCTTTTAGTAAGACAAATTACCGCTGATACTTTATCTGGTAAAGATTCTAAGGCAACCGGTATTTTAAAAAAGTACTTTGTAAAAACCGAATTAGGAAGAGAGTACAAATTATATGAAACTCTTTCCAAGCATAAAAATATTACTGAAGGTAAAGCGGAGATTATTATTAACACAATAGTTGAGTCTTCTAAAGACCTTAATAGAGGAGCTTTAAAAAGACAAAAATATAACCTTATCAGTGAAATCCAAAAACACTATAATTTAGAAGAATTTTTTAAAACTAAATTACCTAACTATAAAGTATTTGCTTCTTTATATACTTTATTAGAGGTTTATAATAGTGAAAATTTATCTAATCCAGACCAAATTATTGACAATAAAATGTCTCTTTTAGAGCATTTAACTTCTAAAAATATTAAAAAACAAAAAGTAGAAGACGAATTGTTAGAAGAATTTAAGTCTTATGATAAAGATTTACGTATTCTAACTTACAAAGTAATGTTAGAAAAATTCAATGGTAAGTATGAGTCATTAAATGACAATCAGAAGATTGTTTTAAAAGAATTTATTAATTCAGTTGACTCAACTCCAAAATTAAGAGAATTTTATAACAGTAAAGTTGGAGAAATTAAAGAAGAAATAAATAAATTATCTAAAAAAGTTACTGATAAAGCTGTTCAGATTAAATTAAATGAGGTAACTAACTTACTTTCTCCATTAAGTAAAACAGCCAATGTTGGTAACGATAACTTAGTTAATTTATTACAATATTTTGAATTGTTAGAAGAATTAACTAAAGTTCATGGCTAATTACAAGTATAAATTAAAAGAGGCTGACGGAGTACTTAAACCAAAAGACGTTGATCCTGAATTAATATCTAGGATTGAAAGACGTTATGGTAAAGTTGACTTCAAAAATGACTTTTTTAATGATACTTTAAGTACTTACTTTAAAGCAGTTAATGTTAATAATGAAACTGGTAATATAGACCATAAAATAATTAAATTAGCTAACTTTGGAGATGCTTTAAGAGAAATGTCTGAAGCAGTTAAAGCTTTAACAGACTTATCTAAAACAGCAGATGGCAAAGCTGATCCTAAACTATCAGTGTTAGCCCAAGATGCCCGTAATGTATTTAATAAATTTAGAACACATATTAGAAAGGAATATCCTGAACAATATGTTACTATTAAAAATTTATTAGATGAAATGAGTATGACAGGAGGAGGAGCAGGAGGTGCTCACTTTACTTCTGGTACTGAAGGAGCTAATTATGCTACCAAATATGCTTTTGGTAAAAAGAAAAAGAAAATAGAAGAAGGTCCTGGAGCAACATTTGGCCCTGGTCCATCTGCTGGCCCTGAAGGTGTTACTAATAACACTTATGTTAAAAACTTTAAGTATAAATTAGTTGATAAAAAAGCTTTAAATAAAGCCGCTAAAGGTATTGAAGTAAAACAACTTTGGGAAGATACAGATGTTGAAACCTATTTAAAAGACGCTAACATAAATAAAGACTCTAATAAAAAATTTATTGGTGGTCGAGTATTAGCATTTGATACAATTGAAAAACAATTAAACGAGTTAATTCCATTATTACAACAAGCAAAACATAAAACTTTGGATTTTTATAAACAAAATCCAGACTCGTTTAACGTTGTATATGGAACTGATTTAGCACAAGATTATTTAAAAGATATAATAGAACTATTTAAAGACTAAAATATGGCAAACATACCAGTAAACCCAACCGCCCTTTATACTTCAACTACAGCAACAGGTAGTTTTGCTGGATTTACAGTAGTATCAGGCTCAAGCGCTGTTATTACAGGGCTAAAAGATTATCAAGGTCAAGTATTAGCAACAGCTGCTGCTCCTATGATTATCCCTGCAGGACATACAATTCCTGTTTATGTAACTAGTGCTTCTTTATCTACAGGAGCAATTTTACTTTATCCATAATATTTATAACATATGGCAACGCTACAACAACAATATAACTTAATTAAAGAAGGCAAAGGAGATAAAAACTTTTTCCTTAAACAAGCCATGAACCAATTCCCAGAGTTTATAACTGTACATAATACATTTGATCAAACAGTTAATATTTTAAAAGGTAAAAGTATTATCTCTGAAGGAGCAGGTGGTGTAACTACTGGTAGAAAAGATTGGTTTAAAATCTTTGAAGCTGAAGTTAAAGCCCATAATAAAGAAACTGAAAAAGAATTAGTTGATTTAGAAACTAAAAACTTTGACTATAAAGATAAAAAGAACATTGATAATGTTTATGGTCAATCTTTCTTGATTGGTTATTTAGCTGAAATGGGTGATCCTAAAAATGCTAAAAAAACAGTAGATGAATTAAAAGCTATTGTGGCTAAAAATATGGCTAAAGATGCTAACTACTACGCTAAAAATGGTATGTTTGGTGTTAAAGGAATTGGTTTAGAAACTTCAACCGAACCTAAAGCACCTAAAGGTAAATACAAAGCAAGTGGTTACGGTGATTTAGACAAGAAAAAATAATGAAACAAGTATTAATTGAAACTATACCATTTACAGTTGGTCGTACCCAATTGCATGAAGGAATGAAAGCCCCATCAGGTAATCCTTTAGTTGAAGGTATTTTAGCAACTGCTGAAGTAAAAAATGGTAATGGTAGATATTATGCTAAAGAGTTATGGGAAAGAGAAATTGATAAATATCAAGAACTTATTAGAGAAAATAGATCAACAGGTGAATTAGACCATCCTGAATCTTCTATTATTTCTCTTAAAAATGTCTCTCATATTATTAGAGAATGCTGGTGGGATGGAGATAAAGTAATAGGTAAAATAGAAATATTGCCTACCACCTCTGGAAATATTTTAAAAGCACTTATTGATAATAATGTAACAGTAGGTGTATCATCTCGTGGAATAGGTTCATTAAAAGAAATTAGTGAAGGCACATTAGAAGTACAAGATGATTTTGAATTACTATGTTGGGACTTCGTATCAACACCTTCAAATCCAGGCTCATATATGCACCTAGTTAAAGAAGGTAAAGAAGTTAATACATACCAATATGGTAAAGTTAACGGATTGTTATCCGAAATTCTTTGCGCAAACGGTTCTTGTCCTGTTTTTTAAACCCTTTGCGATTTTAAAAAATCTTTATATACGTATACCTGACAATATGCCATTTTCTATATGGCATCAAGATTTTTAATATCTATTACGCTTCGACATTAGTCAATAATAAGCGTACTTCCAACACAATTTAATTGAGGAAAAAACTAAAAAAAAGTATGGCAAACAGAGACTTACTCAAAGAAGCCATTGCCGATGCCAAAGCTGTTAAGGAAACAGCCATCGCCAATGCAAAGGCTGCTCTTGAAGAAGCTTTTAGTCCTATGCTCCGTGAAAAGTTAGCTGCAAAGATAGCTGAAATGGACAAAATGGATGAAGCTGAAGAAGAAGTAACCGAAATGAAAGAAAAGGAAATCGAGGAAACTTACGACATGGATGAAGCGTATGACATGGATGAAGCCAAAGAAGAAATGAAAGAAGGCGAAGACATGGAAGAAGCAGAAGACATGAACGAGATGGACCTTGATGAACTTTTAAGAGAACTTGAAGACATGGATGAAAATGAAGAAATGTCTGAAGGTGAAGAAGAAGATTTAATGGAAGCTGAAGACGAAGAAGAAGGCGAAGAAACTGAAGAAACTGAAGAAGAAATCGACCTTGAAAACATGTCTGAAGACGACCTTAAAAAATTCATCGAAGATGTAATCGCTGACATGGTTGAAGCTGGCGAATTAGAAGCTGGTGAAGGTATGGAAAGCGAAGAAGAAGATGAAGAAGAAGAAGGTGAAGAAGAAGTAGAAATTAACGAACGTAAAAAGTACGGTGGTAACAAAGGTGATGTTCCTGCCTCTAAACGTGGTGACAAAAAAGACACTGCTGAAGAAGAGGGTGTTGAAGACTACAAAAAGAAAATGAAAGAAAACAAAGAACCAGTAAATGAAGTAGTAATGAGTACTGCTCTTCTTATGGCTGCAGGAATTATCTCAGGCCTTGTAGGTGCCGGTGTGATAACTACTAGTGTAAGCAAAAGGATGGATATCAAGAAAAAGACAGCAGAACTTATTGCAAACGGTATGCCTCCAGAAGAAGCAGCTAAAGAAGCTATTAAATTTGTTAAAGCTGACTACGATAAACCAGCTTATGGTACTGGTACTAGAGGAGGATTTAACCCTGGATCTAATCTTGAAGAAGATGAAAAAGAGTTAAATGAAGCTTACAACACTATTAAAACCATTAAAAAAGAATTAGCTGAAGTTAACTTATTCAACGCAAAACTTCTTTACACTAACAAAATCTTCAAATCTAAAAACTTGACTGAAAGTCAAAAGGTTAAAGTATTAGCTGCTTTTGATAAAGCTGCTAGTGTTGAGGAAGCTAAATTAGTATTTGAAACTTTATCTGAAGGATTCACTACTAAGAGAGCTCCTATGAATGAGTCATTAATCCGTGGTGGTGCCTCTAAAGCTGCTGGTGTAGCTACTAAGAAGCCAATTATGGAAGCTAATGACCAGGTTGCTAGATGGCAAAAATTAGCCGGTATTAAATAAAAAACAAAAAATAAAAAACAAAAACAATGTCACAAGTACAACAATTATTAGAGAGCGCTGCAGGTTCTTGGAAGAATTTGCAAAGCGACGCAGCCAAATTGGCTGGTAAGTGGACTAAGACTGGTTTGTTGGAAGGTTTAGGCGAGATTGAGAAAAATAACATGTCAGTCTTGTTGGAAAACCAAGCCAAGCAATTAGTAACTGAAACACAAAACATCATTTCTACTAACTCATATTTCACTTCTGGTACTCAGGGTGAGAACTGGGCTGGTATTGCTTTACCATTAGTACGTAAGGTATTCGGAACTATCGTAGCTAAAGAATTTGTTAGTGTTCAACCAATGAACATGCCTTCAGGTCTTGTGTTCTTCTTGGATTTCCAATATGGAGATACTAAGAACCCATTCACTGCTGGTGATTCTTTATATGGTACTAGAAACGCTTCTGGTCAGTTCCCATTCCAAACTACTGAAACTGCTGGTGGTTTGTATGGTACAGGTAGGTTTACTTACTCAACTAACCAAACTTCATCTGTAGTAACTGTAACTTCAGCTTCAAACTTCAGTTCAGCTTCTTTCCAAGATGTGAACTTTGATACTGATTACTCAGCTTCTGTAGCTAGAGGTGAGATCAAGAAAATTGCTATCTCTGCTTCAACTACTAACTTAGCTGACTTCGATCCAGATGCTGTACGTGGTTTCATTATCACTTCAGGTTCAGAAATCGTTGCTGCTGATAACTTACAACAGTTCGCTACTTACGATTACACTAACAACACTATTAACTTCTTTGTAACTGCTTCAGTTGCTGAATTGAATCCACCAGCCGGTGTTGGTGCTATGACAATCTTCTACAACAAGAAAACTGAAGATCGTTACAGAGGTGATTTTGAAGATTCAAGCTCATACGCTGTTCCAAACGCTGCTTCTGCAACTACTATCTCTATCCCACAGATTAACGTTAAGATGCAGTCACAAGCTATCACTGCTAAAACTAAGAAGTTGAAGGCTGTATGGACTCCTGAGTTTGCTCAAGACTTAGCTGCTTACCAGAACATCGATGCTGAAGCTGAATTGACTAACATCATGAGTGAGTACATTTCAATGGAAATTGATTTGGAAATCTTAGATATGTTGATCGAAGATGCTGCTGCTGGAACTGAGTACTGGTCAGCTGTAAACAACACTGTAATTTCTGGTTCATTGCCAACTACTTTATCTTCAGGTTTCTACAACACTCAAGGTCAGTGGTTTGCTACTTTAGGAACTAAGTTACAGAAATTGTCTAACAAGATTCACCAGTTGACTTTGAGAGGCGGAGCTAACTTCTTAGTTACTTCTCCAACTGTAGCTACTATCTTGGAATCAATCCCAGGATTTGCTGCTAACTCAAACGGTGATGCTGCTCAAATGGAGTATGCTTTCGGTGTACAGAAAGTTGGTGCCTTGAATAACAGATACACTGTTTATAAGAACCCATACATGACTGAAAACTTGATCTTGATGGGCTACAAAGGTTCACAATTCTTGGAAACTGGTGCTGTATTTGCTCCATACATTCCATTAATCATGACTCCATTGGTGTACGATCCTGATACCTTCACTCCACGTAAAGGTTTATTGACTCGTTACGCTAAGAAGATGTTACGTCCTGAATTCTACGCTAAGGTGTATGTTCACGGATTAAACACTATCTAATAATTAGATTAGAGTCTATAAAGAAAGGCCTAGGTTTTCCTAGGCCTTCTTTGTTTCTAGGTACCTACTATATATTTATAGTAAACACAAGTTATAAGTAATAGTCTTATGAAAGAAACACCAAGCCAGTTACCTCTGCAAAGTTATGTAATGAATTTTCCGTTCTCGCTTTCAACAGCGGATCCCAACAACATCTGGATGCAAGAGCTAACAGATGAAGAATTAACAATTAACAGACCTAAAGCATACAAGCAGTTTATGGATTTGTATAACTTTATGGCTGGTCAATCACTTGTTCATTTATTACCTGCTGAAGGAAATTATCAAGACCAAGTATATGTAGCTAATTTAGGACTACAATTACCTCATATTAAGGATGAAAATCATATTTTATTATCTAACTTTACTTCAGACCCTCGTAAGGGAGAAGAGCTTGTTGGTGAAAAATTCTTTAACCAAATGGGTTACAAAACTCATATCTCTCCTTTTAAATGGGAAGGTGAAGCTGATATCAAGTATTTATATGACAATGTATATATTGGGGGTTATGGTATTCGTTCCAATATTAAGACTTATGAGTGGATGGAAAAAAACTTTGATATGGAAATTATCAAAGTAGCAATGACTGATGAGTATTTATATCATTTAGATTGTTCAATCTTTCCATTAAATCAAGACAAAACTTTGATTTGTACTGAACTGTTCGATCCTCAAGAGGTAGCGCAAATAGAACAGTATACTGAAATTATAGACGTAAATATTGATGATGCCTTGGGCGGAATGACAAACTCTGTACGCTTAGGAAACATGATTTTATGCGCGTCAAACATTGCTGAACTTAAAAAGTCTCATGAATATTATGAGGCTGAAAAACATAAAATTGAATCATTAGAAAAAATTTGTTCTGATGAAGGTATGGAACCAGTAATTTTCAACCTTTCAGAATATATGAAATCAGGTGCTATGTTATCATGTATGGTAATGCATTTGAATAGAGTTGACCATAATAAAACGTTATTATAATGGCACAAACATTAGAAGATTGGTTAAACGGTGAGGTTAAAGAACTCTCTAAACTGCCTGTAGGTGAGCTAAGTAACACATTTTTCTTTAGAGATCCTATCCGTCCAAATTACATTGACCATGAACATTTCTATAGTCCAGCTGATGGAACCATCTTGTACCAAAAAGTTGTCCAACCAGATGAAGCAGTTGTAGAAATTAAAGGTATGAATTATACCTTAAAAGACGTAATGGGAGATGATGAATATGATAAACCATCCTTAGTGATTGGTATTTTTATGTCATTCTATGATGTTCATATTAATAGAATTCCTTATGGAGGAATATTAACCTATGAACATTTAGAGCCTATTGAATCTACAAACTTACCCATGTTGGCGGTTGAGAAGGACATTTTAAATCAGGTAGTTAACCCGAACAACATGGAGTATTTAAAGTACAATGAACGTATGTTTAACCAAATATATGTTCCTTCTTTAAACTACATATATTATTTAATACAAATAGCCGATGAAGACGTAAACGTAATTGCTCCATTTAAGAAGCAATTAGATCTTTGTGCTCAGAATGAAAGATTTAGCCTAATTAGATGGGGCTCTCAAGTAGATCTAGTATTACCACTAGATGGGAGGTTTGAATTCGAGACAGTGTTAGACAATGCTATGCATGTTAATGCTGGACTTGATAAATTAGTAAAAATCAATATTAACAACAATGCCATCAAAACCACACACCGACGAGGTGCATAGACAACAACGAGTGATAAAAAATCCTATTAAATTCAAAATACAACTTAACGAAGAGCAAAAATTAGCTAAAGAAGAAATACTAAATAATACTTTAACCTTACTAGCAGGTTCAGCTGGTTCAGGTAAAACATTATTAGCAGTTCAAGTAGCTTTAGATGGTCTTATAAGAAGACATTACGAAAAAATTATTATAACTAGACCAACAGTGTCTAAAGAAGAAATAGGATTTCTACCAGGAGACTTAAGAGAAAAAATGGATCCTTGGATACAACCTATCTACAAAAACATGTATGCTCTTTATGATAAAGAAAAAGTAGAAAAACTTATTGAAGACGGAAAAATTGAAATTGTACCTTTAGCCTTTATGAGAGGTAGAACATTTTTAGATTCTTGCATTATTGTAGATGAAGCACAAAACGTAACTCACGAACAGATGGAAATGATTGCTACTCGTATTGGTTTACGAAGCAAAATGATTGTTTGTGGAGATGACCATCAGGTAGACTTAAAAGCAAAACGTGATTCTGGCTTTAGATTTTTATACACAGCAGCTCGTAAAGTTAAAAATATGGCTGCTATTACTTTAAAACAAAATCATAGAGACCCGATTGTAGAAGATTTAATAAATATTTATGAAGAGGCAGCAGAACGAGGTCTTAATTTAGGAACCTCAGGAACTAATGGAACTTCAAAGAGATAATATTTATAAATAAATACAATGTCAGCAGGTAAATATTCTTTTGTAATTGAACAAGGGGCAACATTTGAATTAGAACTTCAGTATACTGATCCTGAAGGAAATGCTATTAATCTTAATGGATATAATGGTAGAATGCAAGCTCGTCCAAGTAACACCTCTGATACTGTTTATTTTACTCTTTCTAGTAGTTTAGATGCTTGTGGTACAGGATTAAATTTTAGTGGCTCATCAGGAGATAAAGATCCTTCCTCTGGATCAATTGGAATTTACATTTCTGCAGCTTCATCTTCAGCTTTTGACTTTACTCAAGGAGTGTACGATTTAACCATCTATTCAGGTAGTGGTGATTGTACATATGTTTTAAGATTGTTAGAAGGAAATGTTAAATTATCAAACGATGTAACTAGACCCTCATATTAAAATAAAATGGCAGCAAATATAGTTAAAGTATACTCAGTAGGTTTACAAGGCCCAACAGGACCTTCAGGTTCATTAGCCCCAGATAACTCAGGTAGTTTCAACATCACAGGATCTTTAAATATCACAGGATCAGTTACTAGTTCCTTTTTTACAGGTTCATTTTATGGTGATGGATCTAATTTAACAGGAACAACAACAGATACAGGTTCATTAGCGACTACAGGTTCTAATACTTTTATTGGAGATCAAGTATTTTCCGGATCTCTTACAATAACAGGTAGCTCAGCTAAAATGGTTAGTGGCTTAATTGAGATAGATGGTAAAGGAACAGGTGAATCAGAATTAGGAATATTACAAGAAGGTCTTCGAATTTTTAGAGGATCCTCAGCTACAGATAGAAATCAAAATATAACTATTAATTACCAAGGAGGAGCGGGTAATATTGTGGCGTATGAAAGTAACGCTAATGTTCCTCAACTTAGAATATTCTTATCCTCTTCAACTACAAGTTACACACCAGCAAAATTCCAAATAGGTGTAACCTCAATGTCAGGATCATTTAATGTTACTGGTTCAACAACATTATCAGGCTCATTATATGTTTCTGGAGGAACTACAGGATCCTTTACAGGATCATTTACAGGTAATGGAGCAGGTTTAACTGGATTAGTTTCATCTTCTTATGCTATTACAGCATCTCATGCCTTAAACGCTGGTGGAGATGCTTTTCCATATACAGGTTCAGCTGAAATCTCAGGCTCATTAACTGTAATAGGAAAAGTAAATGCTGGTAGTGATAACACCGTTGGAGGTCAATTTGCTTTTGCTCAAGGTTTGTTAAGTGAAGCTAATGGTAATTATTCACACGCCGAAGGTTATTTTACTATTGCTGATGGTAATTGGTCTCATACTGAAGGTAGAGAAACAACAACATTAGATAGATATGCTCACGCTGAAGGATATGGAACTACAGCTTCCGCTGAATATTCACACGCTGAAGGTAGATTTACTCAAGCAACAGGTCTATATTCACATGCTGAAGGATGGGGTACTATAGCTAGTGGCAATAATCAACATGTTGAAGGTGTGTTTAATATAGCTGATTCTAATGCTTTATGGATTGTAGGTGATGGTAGTAATGTAAGTAATAGAAAAAATTTAATAGCTGCTTATACTAATACCCTCACAATAAGCGGTTCAGTTTATATCTCAGGAAGTGGAGTATTTATTTCTGTAGATTCTTTACCAACTTCAGAACCAGCTACTTCAGGTCAATTATGGTTATCTGGTTCAGCAGGTAACTCAAAATATTTAATGGTTAGAGATTAATTTTAAAAAATAAATAAATATGTGTGGGCTCCAAATTGGAGCCCTCTTTTTTAATATTTATAATCATGGCAAACATTCCTATTTGGCCCGGCTCATCTTCATTTTTCCCAGGAGAAACACCTTTTGGGTTTTATGATAATGACCCTGATTTTCAAACAGACGCTGATAAAGTAGCAAAATTTTGTGGTTTGCGTTTAGGTTACCCTATTGAAAACGTAGAATTACAAGATGTTAATTTTTATACTGCTTTTGAACAAGCTGTCACAGTATACGGTAATGAACTATATGCTTTTAATGTTAGAGATAATTATTTATCTTTAGAAGGAGCATCAACTGGGTCCAATTTAAATAAATCCCTTATTACACCTAATTTAGAAGGTGTTATACGCATGTCCCAACAATATGCCTCCGAAGCAGGTACCGGAGGAAATTACAATTGGTATAGCGGTTCAGTTACATTAACAGGAAGTATTCAAGATTATGATTTAGGAGCTTGGGCCACTGATAATAATATTTCAGGCGGTTTAGAAATTAAAAAAATATGGTATGAAGATGTACCTGCTGTTTCTGAACTATATAGTCCGTGGGCCGGTATATTACCGGGTGCTGCTAGCGCTGTAGGTTTAGTAGGTATTGCCGGATATGGTCCTTCAACTAACTTCTTATTAATGCCTTTAAGTTATGATTTACAAAACATTCAGGCTATTGAAATGTCAAATCAAGTTAGATTATCTAACTACACATTCCAATTAATTAATAATAAATTAAGAATATTCCCTATACCAGGTACAGGAGATGAAGGAACTAATTTGTGGTTTCAATATTCTATTATAGATGAAAAATATGATGCTTCTATAACACCTACATCTAAAGTAAATAATGTATCAAATGTTCCTTATGGGAATCCAACATATGAACAAATAAATTCTGTAGGTAGAAGTTGGATTTTTGAATATACATTAGCCTTAGCTAAAGAAATGTTAGGGTATGTTAGAGGTAAATATGGAACTATACCTATTCCTGGAGCTGAAGTAACATTAAACCAAAGTGATTTAATAGCTGCGGCAACTTCTGAAAAAGAAGCTTTAATCACTAGATTAAGAGATTACTTTGATTCAACTTCTCGTCAAGCATTACTTGAAAGAAGGGCAGCAGAATCAGCAGCTCGCGTTAATGAAATTAATCAGGTTCCAATGACAATTTTTATAGGATAATATGGCATTATTTGGTGAAAGTAGAGATATAAGCATGTTCAGACACATTAACCGTGAGTTAATGCAAAACATTATCTCTGAACAAGTAGTATTCTATAAATATAACTTAACTAAAACCAATGTTAATATGTATGGTGAGGCAAGTGAAGGAAGATATTTCCAAGATCCTGTTTTACTATATGCTTTAGTTGAAAGATCCCCCCAATCAAATCCAGTAGATGAATTTGGTGTTCAGTTTGATTATGCTTTAATCTTTAGATTTTTAGTTGATGACTTAACTGATTTAAGTATATTCCCTGATGTTGGAGATGTGGTTATGTATTATGAAGGATATTGGGAAATAGATAGTATAAACTCTACACAGTTCTTTGTAGGTAAAAACCCAGCTTATCCTTATAATGACTCAACAGGAACAAACCCATTAGAAACTGACTTAGGTTCTTTTGGTTATAATGTATCATCAATATGTTCAGCGCACTACGTACCAGCTGATCGCTTGAACATTGTTAAACAACGTTTATAATGGCTGTAAAAGGAAGAAAACCAATACCAAAGACCCAAAGAGAAATAAGTAATTCTCTTATAACTCCTTATGATAAGGAAAATGGAAATCCTAATTTAGCCAATCCTAATTTGGATAATGAAGTTAATAGATCACAACAGATTTCATTTAAAGGAGATACAACAAAACCATTTTCTGTTAGTATTCAAGACATAGATGAAGCTGTATTCTATTATCTTAGAGAAGTTATTAAACCTTTTGTTATACAAAACGGTGTTAGAATTCCTGTTCCTGTGATTTATGGTGCCCCTGAGAAATGGAAATCATTTCAAAAAGACGGTTATTATAGAGACTTAAATGGAGAAATTATGGCTCCATTAATCATGTTTAAACGTACAGGAATTAATAAAAATAGAAGTATAGCTAATAAATTAGATGCTAACTTACCTTATAATTATGGTGTGTTTACTAAAGGTTACAATTCAAAAAATGCTTATGATAACTTTAATGTTTTAAATAATAGAACACCTAACAAAGTTTATTATTCAGTTGTAGTTCCTGATTATGTAACAGTAAGCTATCAATTTGCTGTGTTTACATATTATGTAGAACAACAAAATAAAATAGTTGAAGCCATTGAATACGCTTCAGACTCATATTGGGGTGACCCAGAACGCTTTAAATTTAAAGCTATGATAGATTCTTTTGGTTTCCAAACAGAATTATCAGATAGTAATGAAAGAGTAGTACGTAGTACTTTCGATTTAAGCCTAAATGGCTATATTATACCAGACGTTATACAAAAAGACATGAACGCGCAAAAGAAATCATACGAAGCTTCTAAAATTATATTTTCAGTTGAAGCGACAAATAATGAAGGAATATTCCTTGGAGTAGAACAAGATGGACGTTTAGTCACACCTACTGTTGGGGAAAAAGAAACTCAAAACAGATCTACATCCATCGGGTAAGGCTAATATTTATTATAAATAAATGGCTAAAGTTAGATATCTTGATCAGGTACCCGTTGGTGTTTACAATACAGCTGGCTCCGGCGGTACTGGTGCTATTGATATATATTATACTGGCTCCTTAATAAAAGCTAGTGCTCCTTTTATCAATTTTACCGGCTCAGCTGAAGCTTTCACAGAAGTAATATCTGGGACTGAAGGAGTAACAGTTTATATATCAGGTTCAGGAGTTGGATTTCCATTCTCAGGATCAGCAGTAATTACAGGTTCATTAGTAATTTCAGGTTCAGCAGAACCTATTATAATTCAAACATTACCATATGAAGCTAGTCCTTCATATGTTGTAACATATGTTCCTGCCTCAGGAGTATTAGAATATTCTGATATGCTATCAGATGGTACTTCAGGTTCAAGCGGCTCTTCAGGAACAAGCGGTAGCTCAGGTTCATCCGGCACTTCAGGAAGTTCTGGTTCTAGTGGAACAAGTGGTTCTTCAGGAACATCAGGTTCTAGTGGAACATCTGGCTCAAGTGGTTCTAGTGGTACATCAGGTTCATCAGGCTCATCTGGTTCAAGTGGTACTAGCGGCTCATCAGGTTCATCTGGCACTTCAGGTAGTTCAGGTTCAAGTGGTTCAAGTGGAACAAGTGGTTCATCTGGCTCTTCAGGTACTTCTGGTTCTTCAGGAACATCAGGTTCATCTGGCACTTCTGGTTCCTCAGGTACATCAGGCTCAAGTGGCACTTCAGGTTCATCTGGAACCTCAGGTTCTTCAGGTTCATCAGGTACTAGTGGCTCTTCAGGTTCATCAGGTTCATCAGGTTCTAGTGGTTCAAGTGGAACTTCTGGTTCATCTGGATCTAGTGGAACCTCAGGAAGCTCAGGCTCATCTGGCTCATCAGGCTCAAGTGGAACTAGTGGTAGTTCAGGCTCATCAGGAACCTCAGGTTCTTCAGGGTCTAGTGGAACATCAGGAGTTAGTGGTATATCAAGTGGATTAGTTTATTATTATGACGGACCAACAGCATCACAAACAGTTCCTATAACATCTTTAATTACCGATGATTTAATTTTATTCCCTAATACAGGATCACAAACAACTATTTCAACAACAAGTTTTGATCCTGCGGATGGAGACACTGAAATAGTTCAATATGTTACTCCATCAGCATCTTTAGCTACAACAGTAATAGTTCCTGGGTTATGGGTAAATAATTTATTTGCACAAAGAACAGCTGGAACAGGTACTCTTGTTTATTGGATTGTTATTGATGAAATGCAATCTAATGGAACAACTCTTATTGCTAATATTGCATCAGGAAATGCTGGTTCGGGTACTCCTATTACTAATACCCAAAACAATTATATTTATTCTTTATATGTTCCTTCATATGTTTTAGCATCAGTTAACTCAAGAATTAGAGTTAGTGTTTACGCAAACACAACAGGTAATAATACTGCGTTTGATATTGAAATGAGAGATAATACTCTCTCAAACATAGTAACAACATTAGCTGCTAATATAGCTGGAACTTCAGGAACAAGCGGTAGCTCAGGTTCATCTGGCACTTCAGGAAGTTCTGGTTCTAGTGGAACAAGCGGTTCTTCAGGTTCATCTGGTACTTCTGGGTCATCAGGATCTAGTGGTACTAGTGGCAGTTCAGGTTCTAGCGGAACAAGCGGTTCTTCTGGCTCTTCAGGAACTTCAGGTATAGATGGAACAAGCGGCTCATCAGGATCTAGTGGTACATCAGGTAGTTCAGGTTCTTCTGGAACTAGTGGCTCATCTGGTACTTCTGGTTCATCAGGTTCAAGCGGAACTTCAGGTTCATCTGGAAGTTCAGGTACTTCTGGCTCATCAGGTAGTTCAGGTACTTCAGGCTCATCAGGCACTTCAGGCTCATCAGGCACTTCAGGCTCATCTGGAAGTTCAGGTACATCTGGTTCATCAGGTTCATCAGGAACAAGCGGCTCATCAGGTAGTTCAGGTACTTCTGGCTCATCAGGTAGTTCAGGTACCTCTGGTTCATCAGGTACCTCTGGCTCATCAGGTAGTTCAGGTACTTCAGGTTCATCAGGTAGCTCTGGTTCTTCAGGTACCTCTGGTTCATCTGGTTCTAGTGGAACAAGCGGTTCATCTGGTACTAGTGGTAGTTCAGGTACTTCAGGTTCATCCGGTACTTCAGGTAGTTCTGGTTCTAGTGGAACTAGCGGTTCATCAGGCACTTCAGGTAGCTCTGGTTCTTCAGGCACTTCAGGCTCATCAGGTTCATCAGGTACAAGTGGCTCAAGTGGCAGCTCAGGTACTTCAGGTATAAGTGGTGTTAATGGAACTTCAGGTTCTAGCGGCACTTCAGGTTCTTCAGGAACCTCAGGCTCATCAGGCAGTTCAGGAACTAGTGGTTCTAGTGGTACTTCTGGTTCATCTGGATCAAGTGGCACCTCAGGTTCATCTGGAACTTCAGGTAGTTCAGGTTCATCAGGAACAAGTGGTTCAAGTGGTTCAAGTGGTTCTTCAGGAACTAGTGGCTCATCAGGCTCATCAGGTACAAGTGGCTCATCAGGCAGCTCAGGTACTTCAGGTATAAGTGGTGTAAATGGTACTAGCGGTTCTTCAGGAACCTCAGGTTCAAGTGGTACTTCAGGCAGCTCAGGTTCATCAGGAACATCAGGTGTTGACGGTACTTCTGGATCAAGTGGCACCTCAGGTTCATCTGGAAGTTCAGGAACTTCAGGTTCATCAGGAACAAGTGGTTCTTCAGGAACTTCAGGTTCAAGTGGTTCAAGCGGAACAAGTGGCTCAAGTGGTTCTTCTGGGACAAGTGGTTCATCAGGTACTTCAGGTTCATCAGGTACCTCAGGCTCATCAGGCAGCAGTGGTACATCAGGTATAAGTGGAGTAAACGGAACTAGCGGCTCATCAGGATCAAGTGGAACATCAGGTTCTTCCGGTTCATCAGGAACATCTGGTTCTTCTGGAACATCTGGCTCAAGCGGAACTAGTGGTTCATCAGGTTCATCTGGCACTTCAGGTTCATCAGGTTCTAGTGGAACTTCAGGTTCATCAGGTAGTTCAGGAACTAGTGGCTCAAGTGGAACAAGTGGTTCCTCAGGAACTAGCGGCTCATCAGGTTCATCAGGTACAAGCGGCTCAAGTGGCAGCTCAGGTACTTCAGGTATATCAGGTGTAAACGGTACATCTGGCTCAAGCGGAACAAGCGGTTCTTCAGGAACTAGCGGTTCATCAGGTTCTAGTGGTACTTCAGGAAGCTCTGGTTCTTCAGGAACTAGTGGTTCATCAGGTACTTCAGGCTCTTCAGGTTCATCAGGAACTAGTGGATCTAGTGGGACATCTGGTTCTTCAGGAACAAGTGGATCTTCTGGTTCATCAGGAACTAGCGGTAGTTCAGGTTCATCAGGAACTAGTGGTTCATCAGGCTCGTCAGGAACTAGTGGAATTTCAGGTATAAATGGTACTAGTGGTTCATCAGGAACTAGCGGTAGTTCAGGAACATCAGGTTCATCAGGTTCATCTGGAACAAGCGGTTCAAGCGGAAGTTCAGGTACATCTGGTTCATCAGGTACTTCAGGAAGTTCAGGTTCAAGTGGTTCATCAGGAACTAGCGGTTCATCAGGTTCATCAGGTACTAGCGGTTCTAGTGGAACTAGTGGTTCTTCAGGAACATCAGGTAGTTCCGGTTCATCAGGTACTTCAGGTTCATCTGGTTCCTCAGGTTCAAGTGGATCTTCAGGTTCATCTGGTTCAAGTGGTACATCAGGTAGCTCAGGTACTAGTGGTTCTTCTGGTTCATCAGGCACTTCAGGCTCATCGGGTTCAAGTGGAACTAGTGGTTCTTCAGGTTCAAGTGGCACTTCAGGTATAAGTGGTATAAATGGTACCTCTGGTTCATCAGGAACTAGTGGCTCATCAGGAACTTCTGGCTCAAGTGGTTCATCAGGAACTAGCGGTAGTTCAGGTTCATCAGGAACTTCAGGAAGTTCAGGTACATCTGGTTCATCTGGTTCATCTGGTTCATCTGGTTCAAGCGGAACAAGCGGTTCTAGCGGTACTTCAGGATCAAGTGGTTCAAGCGGAACTTCAGGTTCATCTGGTTCTTCTGGTACAAGCGGAAGTAGTGGTACAAGTGGCTCGTCAGGAACAAGTGGAAGCTCAGGCTCATCAGGAAGTTCAGGTTCAAGCGGTTCATCAGGAACTTCAGGCTCGTCAGGAACAAGTGGAAGCTCAGGTACTTCAGGATCAAGTGGCTCATCAGGTACTAGTGGTTCATCAGGAAGCAGTGGTACTTCAGGTATAAGTGGTGTAAACGGAACTAGTGGTAGTTCTGGTTCATCAGGCACAAGCGGTAGTTCAGGTTCAAGTGGTTCAAGTGGAACAAGTGGTTCTTCTGGTTCTTCAGGTACTTCTGGTTCTTCAGGAACATCAGGTTCATCTGGCACTTCAGGCAGCTCAGGTTCAAGTGGTTCATCAGGAACAAGTGGCTCTTCAGGAAGCAGTGGTACTTCAGGGTCAAGTGGATCAAGCGGCACTTCAGGTAGTTCAGGTTCAAGTGGAACTAGCGGTTCATCAGGTAGTTCAGGCAGCTCAGGTAGTTCAGGTTCATCAGGAACAAGTGGTTCTTCTGGTTCATCAGGAACAAGTGGTTCTTCAGGTTCATCAGGAACATCTGGCTCAAGTGGTTCATCAGGTAGCTCAGGCACTTCAGGTATAAGCGGTGTAAACGGAACTTCAGGTTCAAGTGGTTCAAGTGGAACAAGTGGTTCATCTGGCTCTTCAGGAACAAGTGGCTCTTCAGGTTCATCAGGAACTAGTGGCTCATCAGGTAGTTCTGGCTCATCTGGTACTTCAGGTTCATCAGGTAGTTCAGGAACTAGTGGTTCATCTGGCACTAGTGGTTCATCAGGTTCTTCAGGAACTTCTGGCTCATCAGGCTCATCTGGTTCATCTGGTACTTCAGGATCATCAGGTTCATCAGGTACTTCTGGTTCAAGTGGCTCATCAGGAACAAGTGGTTCTTCAGGTTCATCAGGAACTAGTGGTAGTTCAGGTTCAAGTGGTTCATCTGGCACATCTGGTAGTTCAGGGAGTTCAGGCACTTCAGGTTCAAGTGGCTCATCAGGAACTTCAGGTATATCAGGTGTAAATGGAACTAGCGGATCTTCAGGTTCATCAGGAACAAGTGGCTCAAGTGGTTCTAGTGGAACTAGTGGTTCATCAGGATCTAGTGGAACAAGCGGTAGTTCAGGTTCATCAGGAACTAGCGGCTCATCAGGTTCATCAGGAACATCAGGTAGTTCAGGTTCATCCGGAACAAGTGGTTCTTCAGGCACGTCTGGTTCTTCAGGAACTAGCGGTTCATCTGGAACATCTGGCTCATCAGGTTCATCAGGTACATCTGGCTCATCAGGTAGTTCTGGCTCATCTGGTACTTCAGGTTCATCAGGAACAAGTGGTTCATCAGGATCAAGCGGTACCTCAGGATCAAGTGGTTCATCAGGAACTAGCGGTTCTAGTGGCTCATCAGGTACATCCGGAAGCTCAGGCTCATCCGGCACATCAGGTATAAGCGGTGTTAATGGAACATCAGGTAGCTCAGGAACATCAGGTTCATCTGGTACTTCAGGTTCAAGCGGAACTTCAGGTTCTTCAGGTTCATCTGGAACTAGTGGTAGCTCAGGTTCTTCAGGTACATCAGGTTCAAGTGGAACAAGTGGTTCAAGCGGAACAAGTGGTTCATCTGGAAGTTCTGGAACAAGCGGTTCTTCTGGTTCAAGTGGAACATCAGGAAGTTCAGGTACATCAGGTTCTTCTGGTTCAAGCGGAACTTCAGGTTCATCTGGCTCATCTGGAACTAGTGGTTCTTCTGGTTCAAGTGGTACTAGTGGTTCATCTGGAACAAGCGGTTCAAGTGGAACTTCAGGTTCAAGTGGTTCATCAGGAACCAGTGGTAGTTCAGGTTCATCAGGAACTAGCGGCTCATCAGGTTCATCAGGAACATCAGGTAGTTCAGGTTCATCCGGAACAAGTGGTTCTTCAGGTTCATCAGGTACTAGTGGTTCATCTGGTTCATCTGGTTCAAGCGGAACTTCTGGTTCATCAGGTTCATCAGGTACTTCTGGTTCATCAGGAAGCAGTGGTACTTCAGGTATAAGCGGTGTTAATGGAACAAGTGGTTCAAGCGGTTCTTCAGGTTCATCAGGATCTTCAGGTACAAGCGGTTCATCAGGTTCAAGTGGCACAAGCGGTTCAAGTGGTAGTTCAGGTACAAGCGGTTCATCAGGTTCATCAGGGTCCTCAGGTACAAGTGGTTCATCCGGCTCATCAGGAACATCAGGTTCTTCAGGAACATCTGGTAGTTCAGGTTCTTCAGGAACTAGTGGTTCATCTGGCTCATCTGGCTCATCAGGTACTAGTGGCTCATCAGGCTCATCTGGTACTTCAGGTTCTTCAGGCACTAGTGGTTCAAGTGGTTCATCAGGTACATCAGGTAGTTCTGGCAGCTCAGGAACTTCTGGCTCATCAGGCTCATCTGGAACTTCTGGCTCATCAGGTAGCAGTGGTACTTCAGGTATAAGCGGTGTAAACGGAACTTCTGGTTCATCAGGTTCATCAGGAACTTCAGGTTCATCAGGGTCCTCAGGTACAAGTGGTTCATCTGGTTCTTCAGGCACCTCTGGTTCTTCTGGCTCATCTGGAACTTCTGGTTCATCAGGATCTAGTGGTACTAGCGGTTCAAGTGGTTCTTCAGGAACTAGTGGTTCATCTGGTTCATCTGGTTCAAGTGGTACATCAGGTTCTTCAGGTTCTTCAGGTACAAGTGGATCAAGTGGAACCTCAGGCAGCTCAGGTTCATCAGGAACTTCAGGATCATCAGGCAGTTCAGGTTCAAGTGGAACAAGCGGAAGTTCAGGATCTTCAGGTACTTCAGGTTCATCTGGCTCATCTGGATCAAGTGGAACTTCAGGTTCATCAGGATCTTCAGGTACAAGTGGCTCATCAGGAACTAGTGGAAGTTCAGGTTCATCAGGTACTTCTGGTTCTAGTGGTTCTAGCGGCTCAAGCGGAACAAGTGGTTCAAGCGGTAGTTCAGGTACCTCAGGCTCATCTGGTTCTTCAGGTACATCAGGTATAAGTGGTGTTAATGGAACTAGCGGTTCATCTGGATCAAGTGGAACATCAGGTTCAAGTGGTTCATCAGGAACAAGTGGTTCAAGTGGTTCTTCTGGGACAAGTGGTTCAAGCGGAACATCAGGTAGCTCAGGTTCTTCAGGTACAAGTGGATCAAGTGGAACCTCAGGCAGCTCAGGTTCATCAGGAACTTCAGGATCATCAGGCAGTTCAGGTTCAAGTGGAACAAGCGGAAGTTCAGGTACTTCAGGAAGTTCTGGTTCTTCAGGTACAAGCGGTTCATCTGGTACTTCAGGTTCAAGTGGAACTAGTGGTTCATCTGGTTCATCAGGATCATCTGGTTCTTCAGGAACTTCTGGCTCTTCAGGAACTAGTGGTTCATCAGGAACATCAGGTTCAAGTGGTTCATCAGGTACATCAGGCAGCTCAGGTAGCTCAGGTACATCAGGCATATCAGGTGTAAATGGAACAAGCGGTTCATCAGGAACTTCAGGTTCTAGTGGTTCATCAGGAACAAGCGGTTCATCAGGAACTTCAGGTTCATCTGGAACAAGTGGTAGTTCAGGTTCAAGTGGAACATCAGGCAGCTCAGGTTCAAGCGGAACTAGTGGTTCAAGCGGTTCATCAGGCACTTCAGGTTCATCTGGATCTAGTGGAACAAGTGGTTCAAGTGGTACTTCAGGTTCATCAGGCACTTCAGGTTCATCTGGTTCATCAGGTACTAGTGGTTCAAGCGGTTCATCAGGAACAAGCGGTTCAAGCGGTACTTCAGGTAGTTCAGGTACTTCAGGATCATCTGGCTCAAGTGGTACTTCAGGTTCATCTGGTTCAAGCGGAACTAGTGGTTCATCAGGTTCATCAGGTACTTCAGGATCTTCAGGATCTTCAGGTACTTCAGGTATAAGTGGTGTTAATGGTACTTCTGGTTCCTCAGGAACTAGCGGTTCATCAGGCACTTCAGGTTCAAGTGGTTCATCAGGAACTAGTGGATCAAGTGGTTCTAGCGGGACAAGTGGTTCAAGCGGTTCATCTGGAACATCAGGTTCTTCTGGTTCCTCAGGAACTAGTGGCTCAAGCGGTACTAGTGGAAGCTCAGGCTCATCAGGAACATCTGGTAGTTCTGGTAGTTCAGGTACTAGTGGTAGTTCTGGTACTTCAGGTTCAAGCGGAACTAGTGGTTCATCAGGTTCATCAGGAACTTCTGGCTCATCTGGTTCATCAGGAATATCAGGAAGTTCAGGAACATCTGGCTCAAGCGGCTCATCAGGAACTAGTGGTTCTTCAGGTTCAAGTGGAACTAGTGGTTCTAGTGGAACTTCAGGTTCTTCAGGAACAAGTGGTTCTAGTGGCACTTCAGGTTCAAGTGGCTCATCAGGAACTTCTGGATCAAGCGGTTCATCAGGTACATCAGGCTCAAGTGGCTCAAGTGGTTCAAGTGGTACTTCAGGAAGCTCAGGTTCAAGCGGAACAAGCGGCTCATCAGGAACTAGTGGTTCATCTGGCTCAAGTGGAACATCAGGTTCATCAGGAACAAGCGGCTCATCAGGAACAAGTGGAAGCTCTGGAACATCAGGTTCTAGTGGCTCATCAGGTACAAGTGGCTCATCAGGTAGCTCAGGTACCTCAGGTATATCAGGTGTAAATGGTACTTCAGGTTCTTCAGGAACTAGCGGAAGTTCAGGAACATCTGGCTCATCAGGCTCATCTGGTACTTCAGGTTCAAGTGGTTCATCAGGAACTAGTGGAAGCTCAGGTACTTCAGGTTCTTCAGGTACATCAGGCTCTTCTGGAACATCAGGTTCTAGTGGAAGTAGTGGTACTAGTGGTTCTTCAGGTTCATCAGGTACTTCAGGTTCTTCAGGTACATCAGGCTCTTCTGGAACATCAGGTTCTAGTGGAAGTAGTGGTACTAGTGGTTCTTCAGGTTCATCAGGTACTTCAGGATCATCAGGTACATCAGGCTCATCTGGAACTTCAGGTAGTAGTGGTTCATCTGGTACTTCAGGTTCAAGCGGTTCTTCAGGAACTAGTGGAAGTTCAGGTACTTCAGGTTCATCAGGAACTTCTGGTTCATCAGGTTCATCAGGAACTTCTGGTTCATCAGGTTCATCAGGAACTAGTGGATCAAGTGGTTCATCTGGTACCTCTGGTTCAAGTGGAACAAGTGGTTCATCAGGTTCATCAGGTACAAGCGGCTCATCAGGTAGCAGTGGTACTTCAGGTATAAGTGGAGTTAACGGAACTTCAGGTTCTAGTGGTACTTCAGGCTCATCAGGAACATCAGGTTCATCTGGATCAAGTGGCACTTCAGGTTCATCAGGTTCATCTGGAACCTCAGGTTCTAGTGGTACTTCTGGCTCATCAGGAACCTCAGGTTCAAGTGGAAGTTCAGGAACATCTGGTTCATCTGGATCAAGTGGCACTTCAGGTAGCTCAGGTTCAAGTGGTTCTTCAGGTTCATCTGGAACTAGTGGCTCAAGTGGAACTAGTGGTTCATCAGGAACAAGTGGATCTTCAGGTTCAAGTGGGACAAGTGGCTCATCCGGTTCTTCAGGTACTTCTGGAAGTTCAGGAACATCTGGTTCAAGTGGTTCATCAGGTACTTCAGGTTCATCAGGTAGCTCAGGTTCATCTGGAACTTCAGGCTCATCAGGTACTTCAGGTTCTTCAGGAACTAGTGGTTCATCTGGTTCAAGTGGTACCTCAGGTAGCTCAGGTTCATCAGGAACCTCAGGTTCATCTGGAACAAGTGGTTCAAGTGGAACTTCAGGCTCATCAGGCTCATCAGGTACAAGCGGCTCAAGTGGTAGCTCAGGTACTTCAGGTATATCAGGTGTAAATGGAACAAGCGGTTCATCAGGAACTAGTGGAAGTTCAGGTACATCTGGTTCATCAGGTTCTTCAGGTACAAGTGGTTCATCAGGTTCATCAGGAACTAGTGGCTCATCTGGTACTTCAGGTTCATCAGGAACTAGCGGTAGTTCAGGAACATCAGGTTCTTCAGGTTCAAGTGGTACTTCAGGTAGCTCAGGCTCAAGCGGAACTAGTGGTTCCTCTGGTTCAAGTGGTACCTCAGGTTCTTCTGGATCTAGTGGAACTAGTGGTTCAAGTGGTTCATCAGGAACAAGCGGTTCTTCAGGTTCTAGCGGCACATCAGGTTCAAGTGGTTCCTCTGGAACAAGCGGTTCATCAGGTTCAAGCGGAACCTCCGGCTCATCTGGAACTTCAGGTTCATCAGGTACTTCTGGTTCAAGTGGTACTTCAGGCTCATCAGGCTCATCGGGTACTTCAGGTAGTTCAGGATCAAGTGGAACCAGTGGCTCTTCAGGAACTAGTGGTAGCTCAGGCTCTTCAGGAACTTCAGGTAGCTCAGGTTCATCTGGAACTTCAGGCTCATCTGGAACTTCAGGATCAAGTGGAACTTCAGGTTCATCTGGTTCATCAGGTACAAGTGGTTCAAGTGGTTCATCAGGAACGTCAGGTTCATCTGGTTCTTCTGGAACTTCTGGATCAAGCGGAACATCAGGCTCATCCGGTACAAGCGGCTCAAGTGGTAGCTCAGGTACTTCAGGTATAAGTGGAGTTAATGGAACATCAGGTTCTTCAGGAACTAGTGGTTCAAGTGGTACTTCAGGAAGCTCAGGTTCAAGCGGAACAAGCGGCTCATCAGGAACTAGTGGTTCATCTGGCTCAAGTGGAACAAGTGGTACAACTACTATAACTAATAACATAGATGATCGTGTATTAACAGCTACAGGTACAGCTACTATTAATGGTGAATCTAATCTAACATTTGATGGTAGTACATTAGGAGTAATAGGCACAGTCGGAATCGGTACAGATAGTCCACTGTATCAACTCCATGTATCAAGTAGTACTGCTGCTTTAGGAGTATATGAAAGAGCAGGAGGAGCTGCCTTATATTTAGAAGGTTAGTTAACTCGAGGTGTATTAGGTACTGTAAGTACACATCCATTACTAATTGCATACAATAGTGTTGAAGTAGCAAGATTTACAGGAACATCATTTGATGTAACTGGATCTTTAAATGTAGGAACTGGAACTGATATAAACTTAATTGGAGGAGGAAATTTAGAAACCAACGGAGGAAATGTAAATACAACTGGAGGAAGTATTAACATCGGAGGAGGAGCTGTAAACGGTACAACCCCAGGATCTTCAGTCAATGTTGATGTTATTAATGCCAATATTAAAAACTTTGATATTACTCATCCATCTAAAGGCGAACCTCATAGATTAAGATACTCAGTACTTGAAGGTCCAGAAATTGGTGTATATGTTAGAGGTAGATTAACTAATAACAATATAATTGAATTACCATATTATTGGGTTGACTTAGTACATGAAGATTCTATAACAGTAACTTTAACACCAATTGGTAAACATCAAAACCTATATGTAATATCTGCAAACCCAGAAAAAGTGGTAGTAGGAATTGAAGAAGGAACAATTGATTGTTACTATGTAATATATGGAGAAAGAAAAGATGTAGACAAATTAACAATTGAATACATTAAAGAATAATATTTATTATAAATGGCTAAAAACGTCCAAATAATACCAGCATCAGGAACTGTAGATTTTCAAGATGGAACTCAATCAGTTATCCTGACAATGAAAAAATCAGGAGCTGTAGCTACAGGTATTGATATTTCTGTAAATGGTAGTGCTCCTGTGAGTATTCAAGGTACTCAAGGCACTACAGGTACTCAAGGTACTACTGGTCCTCAAGGTACAACAGGTACACAAGGAACAACAGGTACTCAAGGTATTCAAGGACGTCAAGGTGTAACAGGTCCACAAGGTACTACAGGTACCCAAGGTACTACAGGTACTCAAGGAGCAACCGGAACTCAAGGCACTACTGGTACTCAAGGCACTACTGGTACTCAAGGTACTACAGGCGCGCAAGGTATACAAGGTATAACAGGTAACACAGGTCCTACTGGTCCAACAGGCCCACAAGGTACAACAGGTGCTACAGGTTCACAAGGTACTACAGGCGCGCAAGGTATACAAGGTATAACAGGTAACACAGGTCCTACTGGTCCAACAGGCCCACAAGGTACAACAGGTACACAAGGTACTTTAGGTCCTGTAGGTCCACAAGGAGCAATAGGTGCTCAAGGTATTC